TTGTACCGGCAGCATCCGATAATCACAAGTATAGTTATAGCCGCAAGCTTCTGCGTCTTCAGGGTCTAATTCTTGCCGGTCTACTTCAGTAGCTCGATAGATTATTTTGCACCCTCCAAACCCATCCTCATCAATTTCAGGATCGCGTTCCCCGCTAAGTACATAAATTTCAGTTACACCTAACGGCCATTCAGGATCGCACATTTCCCGACAATATTCTATATTCGCTTGCGCCTCAGCTAATGCTTCGTCAAGCGTATCGTATTCCGTCCACTCCCAATTTTCGTTATCAAGTGCGTAATATTTTGTCATTTTATAGCCTCATATTGTGGGCACGCTTGCATAATTTCTTTCTCACCTGGAATAGCGAGTTGCCAATAAGAGCAACCGAATTTACCGTTATCAGTAGGCGTAACATGAATGCATGAACGGCAATTGCGATCAGGTTGTTCACCTAAATGACATATGCCCACAAAATCGCAACGCTTGCAAACGTGAAACGCGGGGCTTTCTGCAATCTTAGCTGGGCGAACGCGGCTTGTCTTTACAGTTTCCGCCAAACGCATTGCACGATTAGCCGTATCATCGTCGCGAGGAATGATTTCCACATAAATATCGCTGTCATCCTTGCAAACCGCGATAAGCAGTGTGAACGGTAGATTGAACGCTTGCATATAGATACACGCTTGAACATAATATTCGTACTCAGTGATTTTGACGCTCTGCTTATTAACGAGCGCGCCAAATCGTCGCTTATTGTAGCTCTTCGCTTCAACGTTCCCCCATGCGCCGTTGCAATAATCAGGGTGCCGCCCTACAGCGTCGAGATAAGCACTAATATGCCCGTCAAGCGCTTTGAAATTCCATTGCTCAAATTTCGTTCCAATTTTCGAAGGGTCTTTGTCTAGAATTTCCCATCCCGCTTTACGCAACCAATCCATAATTGGCGCTTCGAATGCCGAACCGCTTCCGAAAATGCGGCCTATGCGCCCATCGATAGGATTGCGCTTAACCCAACGGTAAGCGTACCAAAGTGCAGCAACGCATTCACTGCCGAGATTTGAGGGCTTAATCCGCCACGAATATTTTGCAGGCTGTTCTGTAACAGTATCGATTTGCGCCTTGATCTTGTCGGCAATGAGCCGTGTAGCGCCTGGAATAGATAAATCGTGCATAGTAACCCTCAAAATAAAAGAGGGGCGACAGTTGAGCAAGGAAACCGCCGCCCCTCAGCGCTCTAGCTTGGATGGTCCCTACTACAAGCGAGCGCTATTACTGGTTCCAGCCGGGGCCGTTACCGTTGTTCTGCTGGAAATTATTCCCACCCTGGAACTGTTGACCTTGTGGCTGCTGTCCCTGTTGGAAATTTCCAGAATTACCTTGAATACCCTGACTTTGCGGATCAAACCCAGCGCCGTTGTTCTGTGCTGGCTGAAAGTTTCCGTTGTTGCCAGCGTTCGAGAAGCTGCCGTTTCCTTGCGCGCCTTGTGAGCCATTGCCACCATTCTGTTGAGAGAAATTCTGGCCTTGGGGCTGCTGTTGCTGCTGGTTTCCCCATCCGGCGTTACCACCTGCTTGCACACCTTGTTGGCCTTGAGTCTGGTTGCCGCCCATAACGCCCTTGCCAGCTTCCTTAGCGCTGTTACCGTTAACGTCAAGGATTTTCGCAATACGCGTGGAATTCGGATACTTTTCAAGGTCGGCCTTCTGGTCAACTTCAACAACAACACGAAAAGGCTTGTTATGCCATTCAACGCTATTGCCCACACGAATATGACCGGTGACATGAGCGATAGCGCTCATTTGACCTTGGCCGATCTCAACGGCTTTTTGCGAAGGATTGGTAACATTAATAGTCCAGTCTGCAAATTTACCCTGTACTGGACCCTCAAGGCCCTGCAATACGGTTGCAAGGATAATGCCGCTTTTGCTGCTGTTTTCTTTACCGTCGCTTTCGACCATTTGAACAAGCCATCCGCGACTATCGGAAGGTGGAAAGTAGCGAATTGAATTAGTGCCTTCATCAGGCGCAACGGTTGAGAAGTCTTGATTTAGCTGATAACCCATAGCTGTTTTCCTTGTTAGCTGTTGGACATGCACTTAGCGAACAGCGCCGAAAGATCGGGCGGTTCGAATTGGTTTAGCTTGCCGGTTCGGTCACGGCAATAACTATCAAAAGATGAATGACATTGAAAAGAGCGCGTCAGCCCTACGCTTGGGACTGAATGAATACCAATGTCAATAATTTCGTCGTAAAGATGAGGAACCTTGACGTTAAGGTCATTACCGGGGAAATACGGCTTGCGCTTTCCACCGTCGCCTTCCGTGCGCTCAATCGTCTGCTTACAGATAAGGTAAGTATGCTTATTCTGCAAATAATAAAGCTTATGGAGAATATCGCCTACCTCTTCCGCCATTAACCCGTAAAGCTTCAAACCATGTTGAACCTTTTTAGGGTTGTCGCGAAGATAGATTTCGCACATTTGAGAAACACTGTCTACGCCCGCTGTATCATAATTTCGCGTTTCAGCGGAATTGAATAACCACTTAAACCAATCGTCAATTTTCGCCCATGTCGGTGCCTGATATGTGGGCACCGTAGATGTTGCCATAGAAAGCAATCCAGGCTCAACCGCAAGCAAGCATGGGCGCGGGGCTGTATTCATGATTGGCGTTTTGCCGGAACCGGGAGGACCGTAACCGAGTGCTTTAACGCCGTAATTCTTCGCGAATTCACGCGCTTCTTTGAAATCAGCTTGCGTTACCATATAATTAAATTTCCGTCTTTGCCACGAGATTGAGGCTTGCGTACATCGCCCTTCATTGGAAGACGATTTCGCGGGTTAGTCTCACAACGTCGTTTAATGTAATCAATTGCTGCTACCTTATCACCAGATAGCGGCATTGTAATGATGGCAAAGGGCTTGCCATCATATTCTATAACGTCACCAACGATTGTTAGCATGTTTTATGCCTTAACCGGCTTGAATTCAAGCGTCTTCGTTGCGGGCTTAATCGTCAGCACTTCGTTAATCATGGCCTTCTGACGATCAGTAAGCAGCTTGTAATTGCTAAGCGAAAGTTCAGGCTTCCAATTGACAAGACGTTTAGCAATGACGTTACCGCCTTCCTGAGACGCTTCGATACGGTCCAAAGCCTTTTCAACAAGATCGGCGTTACCAAGCGAATACGAAAGCTTGTGAACGATCTTTAGTTGACCAATCGGCGTTTCGACGTTCTCAGTACCTGCGTAATCAGGGTCTTTGATATCGCTGAACAATTCGACAAGTTCATTGCGCAATAGCAGTTCATTAGCCTTAGCAAGTTCAAGAGCTGCTTTCGCGTTGTTCCAGTCCGCAATCTTTTGAAGCTTTGCATTCTGAAGTGTAGTTTGCGCTGCCGTTGCACCGCCCCATGCTCCAAAATTCGCATTCATATTCGTAACCCCTTGTTGCTCGTTACGTTGTTAATGATTTGGTTCTATCGAGGTGAAATAGGGTTGTCAACTTGAATTTTGGCAAAATTCAATAAAATCCTTGACCATTCATAACCGGCGCAGATAGAACGAAAAGCATACCTACAATGGCATTTTAGGGCAACACTATATGCGCACAACTTTAAAAGACGCCACACTATTACTAGTAAAGCGCCATGCCGAGACACGCGGCGCTCTCGAAAAATTAGCGGAAGAAACGAAGATACCATACTTCACTCTATGGCGCTTGGCTTCAGGTGGCACAAAGAAAATCGATGCCGGAGTTTGCCAGCATCTGTACGAACACCTCACCGGCAACGCCCTGGATATCCGCTAATCATGTCATACGAAAACATTCCCGATGAACTAAAGCGCATTCCAAATTGGCTTGTTTGGCGCGCTGAATATCTCTCAAATGGTAAGACGACGAAAATCCCGATGCAACCGCGCAACGGCTGGGGCGCGGACGTAACGAATAGCGCGCATCTGTCATCATTTGAGGAAGCCGTTAACGCAACTCGAAACGAAGGCGTGGCCGGTATTGGTTTCGCGTTTACCGAACACGATGAATATGGAGGCATTGACTATGACAATTGCGCCGATCCTGAAAAATGGCCGCGTTACGAGAAAATCCTTAATGCATTCGACAGCTACACTGAATATTCGCCTAGTGGAAATGGATTGCATACAATCATTCGAGCATGCACGCCGAACGGTCGGCGGCGTGATGGTGTTGAGCTATACACAAGCGGTCGGTTCTTCACGTTCACGGGTCGCGTGTACGGTATGCCAAAGACAATTGCCGAACGGCAAACGCTTGCCATGCAACTTTACAATGAAATGGGCAACGGTTCCGATATTTCCGAACACTATCTAGGCGATGCTTCTCCCAAACATTGGGATGAGGAAATCATTTCGATGGCTGCGAAAGCATCTAATGGTGCGTTATTTCAAGCACTCATGAATGGCGATTGGCAATCTTGTGGGTATCCTTCGCAATCCGAAGCGGATCAAGCGCTTATGAACATTATCGTGTTCTATACGAAAAATAGAGCGCAAGCGGCACGCATATTTAAGTCAAGCGGACTTGGACAACGTGAAAAAGCACAACGATACAAATACCTCGAATATACAATGGATAAGGCATTCGATCAAACGCTGCCGCCAATTAATTTCGATAGCATCATAAATCAGATAAACGAAACAATTGCAGCGAATAAAAAATCATTACCCATTCAGCAGCAACAAACCAAAGCGGGCAACCATTTCGAGGTTGATACGAACTTATGGCGCAAGATTGACCCACCCGGCGTGCTTGGTGGCGTTATGCATTATTTTATGGAGCAAGCACCGCGCCCGCTTCGCGAGGCGGCATTAACTGCGTCTATCGGGCTGTTTGCTGGTATTTGTGGGCGCTGTTACAACGTATCGAATACCGGCCTTAATCTTTACCTTATGGTTATTGCATCAACGGGTATGGGCAAGGAAGCGATACGAACGGGTATCAACTCGCTCATGCATTCGGTCGCGTATCAAGTCATGCCCGCCGCGCTCGACTTCCTGGGACCGTCTGACATGGCTTCGGGCGCTGGTCTGCTCAAACACCT